GCGGAGTCGATGAAAGAGGCGGCGGAGTGGCTGAAAGAAAACGTGGCGGCGATTAAAAAAGCCGCCAACGCCGACGCCGACGCCAACGCCTACGCCGACGCCAACGCCTACGCCTACGCCAACGCATACGCCTACGCCTACGCCAACGCATACGCCGACGCCTACGCATACGCCGACGCCGACGCCTACGCATACGCCGACGCCGACGCCAACGCCTTTCGCGAGAAGCTTGCCGTATTCGCGGTCGAGACACTTCGGCTTGCTTGCGCGATTAAATAGCCCCGCCTTTTAACTGAACGAGAGGAAATGGAATGACATTCAATGCGACAGACACCGCCATGGCGACGACGCACACTTGGTTAACCCCTAAGCACATTATCGATGCGCTAGGGCCGTTTGATCTAGACCCGTGCGCTGCCCCGGAGCCTCGCCCATTTCCGACGGCTGCGCACATGAACTCGATTCACGCGGGTGGCGTGGACGGCTTGTCTTTGGATTGGTTCGGTCGCGTTTGGCTTAATCCGCCTTACTCTGACAAGCCGATTCAATGGCTGCATAAACTCAAGCAGCACGGCAACGGCATCGCGCTCATCTTCGCTCGCACCGATACTCAGTGGTTCCAGGCGATTGCTGCGGACCACGGGGTTTACTTCATGCGTGGAAGAGTTTCGTTTTTAAAGTCGGACGGTTCGAAGACAAACCCTGCGGGCGCGCCTTCGGTTCTAATTCCGTTCGGAAAAGAGAACGTCGATAAGATCTTAAATTCTAACATCGAAGGAGTTTGGAAGCCATGACCCCCTCCCGAAAGAGCGAGAAGAGGAGAGGTTCCCAATGAGCACCCCATTCAAGGTAGGCGAGAGAGTCGCGGTTTACGTTTATGAACACCAGTACGGGGAACACCATCCTGGGAATTCTAAGCGAATTGTGTGCGAGATCAGCGCGATCAAAGGCGATCTAGTATTCTGCGCTCATGTTGAAAACCTAAATCTTTCATGGTTTCATTCGAAGCAATGCCGCCGCCTCCGCCCCAAGAAAGCGCTGAGGGAGTTTTGGATCGACACCGACGATTGGGTCGCCTTCGATTTAAAGCCCGGATACTCGGAAAATATTGTCCACGTCCGCGAAGTCAGACCGGGCAAAGCAAAGAAGGAGCAGTCATGAACGCCCTCGACACCGCCGCCCTGCGCACCCTCGCGGAGAATGCGGAGAAAGTAACACGAGAGTACTTTCACGATTTGAAAGTTCTCGATGTCGAAGAGATTGACGACTTCGCTCTCGCCCTAAACCCCTCGGTCGTCTTGCGGCTGCTGGAGGAATGGGAACGGATGCGGGAATGCCTTCAGATGTACTCGGATTCGCTAAACTACAAAGAAGGCAAAGTTGCGGTTAATGTATGCGGCGACGACTGCCCGATCGGATGCGGTGAACACGTCTGGTACCGAAAAACAAAATCGAGAACATTGCCGGACGGTACCGCTGCCCGCCTTTGCCTCGCATCTCTAAGCGGGAAGGGAACGAAATGAGCTGGCAATGTAAAAAGTGCGTGTATAAGTCTGAATTTATTTCGTCACAGTGTCCGTCATGTATGGGCGGTGAGTGGGCTCAGGTACTAGACAACCCGCCCGTCAGGGCTTCGGAGCAGGACCATCCATGCAAAGAGACGTGCTCGGGATGGAAGCAGGGATTTGAAGCGGGACGCGCCAACGAGCGGGAGCGGATCAGGATGCTTCTCGATGACGAGAACGTCACCTACGACGGGACCGCATGGTGGCAACTATATGAAAAGATCCTCAACCCCCAGGACTCGGACGGGGCGGAGGGATGAGTTTTACTTCTACCGACTCTCAAAACGCAGAGAGCACGACGTGGTTAACCCCGATTCCACTGGTTCGAGAGCTAGGGGACTTTGATCTAGACCCATGCGCTTACCCAGGGCACTTGACAGCGAAACGCCTGATTTGTCTGCCAGAGGACGGACTGGCCGCCGAATGGTCGGGCCGCGTGTGGTTAAATCCGCCGTATGGCAACGAGGCGAAGGAATGGCTTCATAAGCTTAAGGCACACGATAACGGAATCGCTCTAATTTTCGGACGCCTTGAAACGAAATGGATTCAACCTTTTCTGACAGGGGGATTTTTTCAGCTTCATGGGCGCATTTCATTCCTATCCAATCGCGACGGCTACAAAGGAAACTCAGGAGCGGCGTCAATACTAATTCCCTTCGGACGGAAAAATATAGGCGCAATCTTAAAAAGCGATTTATCAGGAAGGTGGTTTCAATGACCCCACCAAACCCCCGGCGTTCGATTGAGGATTTGATCGAGAGCGCGAAGGATTGTGAAGAGGATGCGGAACATTATTACGATGACACCTACGCGGGTAAGTTAATTTGGAAGCAATATAAACCGATGGCCGACTTCAAAGCCGGACACCGCGCGGCCTTCGATAAGCTTGCTCCGGCTTTAACACTAGCCGTCGAATGGCTTGAATATTACGTTCATGACGTGCTGAAGACTGACGATCGGATCGCGCAGATAAAGATCCGAGCCCTCCTCGGCGGCGGGGAAGAGGAGGATAAATGAGAACGACGTGTGAGTGCTACAACTGCATGGCGCAATATCAGGACGATGAATGCGGAATTGAAACCCAATCCTCATGGGCGAGGAGAGTGGGTCACGCAAAGGAAATTGAAGCTTCTCGTGTATCGGTACTCGAAGCCCGCTGCGCGGATCTAGAAGACTCTTGCCACCGTATGGATCAAGACCGCCAATTCCTTATGAATAAGTGCGCCTGGCAAGCTGAGATGATTTCCCGAGCAAAGCGAATTATCGAAATGGTCGAGACGGTCGATGAACCGATTGAAGACTGGCTCTCCGACCTCTCCTCGCTCTCGGGGAAGGGGGAGATCAATGGGTGACGCGAATAGCGGCGGCGATCGACTGGCCGCTTTTTTAGAAGGAAAGTCTCTTTCTCCCCGTGTTTACAGCGTTTTAGTCGTGACGAGCCGAAATGCAATTAAGTTCATCGCAGGAAGCGCGGGCTGGCCGCCGCTCCTGCAAGTGCAGGGAGTGAGATGACCATTACGATTACGTTTTCTCAACCTTACGCGCGCTCGAGAGTTTTAACGTGGCTGAACCGCATTCTTTCGCTGTGTCCGTATACTCCTTCCGAAATCACCTACTCGGCGCCGACGAAAGAAGAATTGCTAGAACTGCACTGAAATGGCGCGAGTAGTAAGTCTTGTCAAAGAGCGCAGTCATTTAAAATTGTGGCTTAAAAGGGCTTTAAAAACGAAAAGTGAATTTTTCTTATTTCATTCCCAAAGGAATCATTTTGCCAACCCCCGGGGTACGTCTGCTTAAAGTAGCGGGTCGTGAAAAACTCAGTGATCGAACTCTATGATTATCAGAAAGTCGGAGCGGCCTGGCTGGCGGGAAGAACTCACGCGTTACTTGCGGATGAGATGGGTCTCGGTAAATCCGCCCAAGTCGTCCGCGCCTGTGAAGAAATCAAAGCGAAGAAAGTCCTCGTCATTTGCCCGGCAGCGGCAAGGGTAAACTGGCAGCGGGAGTTTAAGCTGTTTAGCGACCGCGAAATGGTCGTCGTAGCTAAACCCTCCGATCCGTTCACATCGGACGATTCGCTGATCGTTTCGTACGATCTGATTTCAAAACATCCGAATCTCGGCGTCTTCGACGTCGTCGTCGCCGACGAATCCCATTTCATCAAAGGGATCGCTACTAAACGCACCCAGGCGATTCTCGGAACTTCTGGCACCATTCACCGCGCGACGCACTTCTGGGCGATCTCCGGAACGCCCGCGCCCAATCACGTGGGCGAGCTCTGGCCGCTTCTTTACACGTTCGGCGTGACGGAACTCAGCTACTCCAAATTTGTCGCCCGTTATTGCAATTCCTACGAGTGGACTCACGGTCCGGTGATTACCGGCACCAGAAAAGGCATGGAACCCGAGATCCGCGAAATGCTCAGTAGAGTAATGCTGAGAAGAAAGAAAGAAGAAGTCATGAAAGAGCTCCCGCCAATTTTCTATCAGACGGTCGTTGTTGAACCAGGTCCAGTGGATCTCGACACGGACATGGGTTTTGTCTCGTACGTCTTTCCAGTCGATCGCAGGAAAGAGCTCCACGAAAAACTTACGTCGGAAAAAATTCTTCTTGAAACTGCCGTGTCTAAAACCGGACTCGGGGGCGACGGTTTGAAGTTGCTAGAAGGTTTAGCGAAGAGCGTTTCTACGCTCCGCAGATATACGGGCCTTCAGAAAATTCAGTCCGTAGCCGATGTAATCGAATCGGAATTGGAGGCGAATGCGTATGAAAAAATCGTTTTATTCGGAATTCACCAGGCGGTGATCGAAGGCTTGAGAACGAGGCTATCGAAATTCGGCGCGGTCACTCTTTACGGAAAAACTCCCCCCGGGAAACGAGACGAGAACATTGATTCATTTCAAAAAGATCCAAAAACGAGGGTTTTTATAGGGAATATTCAAGCAGCCGGTACGGCGATCACGCTCACGGCGGCTCATCACGTAGCGTTTGTAGAGAGCGAGTGGGTTCCGGCGGCGATGGCGCAAGCTGCGATGCGCTGTCATCGTATCGGGCAAGATAAGCCGGTCACGGTTCGTTTCTTTTCCCTGTCAAATTCCATAGATGAAAAGATTACCGAACGACTGAAGAGAAAGACGCGAGAGCTCACCGAAATATTTGATGTGCAGTAATATGCAGTATGTATATAGATTGTCTAAAATGATCTCATCGGGACTCAGGGGGTATGCCAGTGTTTAAAATTGAAATTTGTGCGGCGTCGTTTGAAGAGTTACGCGAGAAGATCGCGAACCTCGCGGTGAGCATGGGATTCGGAGGCTTCTCAGAGAAGCCTGAACCGGAGACTAAGAAAGCCAAACCGGCGAAAAAAGAAAAAGCAGTCGCGCCTGAACCGGAGACTCCTCCCGCTCTTGAACCGCCATCGTTGGAAACCGCGACCTCACTTCTGAAAAAAGTGAACGACACGAAAGGGCTCCCCGCAGCCCGAGAAGTTTTGACCGCTGTCGGCTGTAACCGCATGAGTGAAGTACCCCACGAAAAATACGCCGACGTAATCGCGGCGTGCGTACGAATCTTAGCCTAAACCTCAGGACTCATTTCAGATGAATCAACTCGTTCTCATTGATGAGCTCGAGGGTGCAACTGCGCCCGCTCATTCTAAAATAGGCGCAAGCTCGATGTCCCGCTGGTCAAAGTGCCCAGGGTCCGTGCGTATGTCGGCGAGTATTCAAGACGTGCCTTCGAAGTATGCGGCTGAGGGTAGCCGCGCTCACGCTTTGGCGGAAACTATTCTGAGCGACCGCACTCTGGGTGCTCTCGCCGACGCGAGTGAAGATATGCTCGCCGCGGTCCGCATTTACGTGGACTTTGTCCGCAGCATTTCCCGCGGGGCGGTTCTCTTTATCGAGCACAGGTTTGATCTTTCTTCCCTTCACAAAGGACTCTTCGGTACGGCGGACGCAGTAGTTTACCAAGCATCCACTAAGCATCTAATCGTGGCCGACTACAAACACGGGAGTGGAATCCCAGTGGAAGTAGTCGGCAACGTACAGCTCATGTACTACGGCTTAGGCGCTTTGCTCAGTTTCGGTTATCCGTGTGAAACGGTTGATCTCGTAGTGGTCCAGCCGAGATGTCCCCATGTAGGCGGGCCGATTAGGTCTTGGCGTATAGATTCTTTTAGGCTTCTCGACTTTGCAGCGGACCTAGTAGAATTCGCGAAGTGCACAGAAGAACCAGATGCACCTCTCGTGCCGGGAGATCACTGCCAGTTTTGCCCGGCTAATTTTTACTGCCCCGTCGCCGCGCCTAGACCCAAGTGGAAGCCTGCGCCGCGGGATCCCGCCCTCGATTTTCAACCCGTGGATTCATCCACCGCATAGCCCACGTTACGGGCACACCACTAAAACGAAAGGTACTGTTATGGCTAATATCGTTACTCCAAAATTCCGCGTCTCCTATCCCAAGGTTTTTAAGGCCGAGATTAATAAGCTCTCCGGAAAGTCGGAATACGGGGTCGTCGCTTTGTTCGATAAAGGCGCCGATCTCTCGGCTCTTCGTGAAGCAATTAAGGCCGCAATCGTTGAGAAGTGGGGCCCAGATGCTTCCAAGCACCCGAAGAATCTTCGCAATCCTCTTCGCGACCAAGCCGACAAGGCGAAGGACGGGATCATGCCCGACGGCCACGTTGAAGGCGCTTATTTCCTCAACCTTAAATCAACCCAGAAACCAGGCGTTGTGGATGAGAACGTGCAACCAATTCTCGATGAGTCGCAGTTCTATGCGGGCTGTTACGCTCGGGCTTCTGTTTCCGTTTATGCCTACGATCAAGCTGGAAATCGGGGAGTGGGGATTGGGTTAACGAACATCCAAAAGGTCGCCGATGGAGATCCGTTCTCGGGTCGTCCGAAACCGGAAGATTCGTTTAAGCCCGTAGCCGGCTCGGCTAACAACGCTTCTATTTTCTAAAGTTATGGCGAGCGTAGCGTTCATCGACTTCGAGACCCGTAGCACGGTTGACCTTAAGAAATCGGGGTCGGACGTTTACGCTCGCCATCTAAGTACCGAGATCATGTGTCTGAGTTACGCATTTGATAACGGTCCTGTAAAAACGTGGCGACGGCTGGACGACAGTCCTTCACTCCTTTTGCGTCATGTGAGTGAGGGGCATCCAGTCGTCGGTCACAATATCGGCGGCTTTGAAGTTCCAGTTTGGAATAACGTCGGAAAGCGGCTCGGCTGGTCGGAACTTAAAATTGAACAATGCCGAGACACGATGGTCATGGCCTACGCGATGTCACTCCCGGGAAGCCTTGAGCATGCAGCCGCGGCCGTCGGAATCGAAGCGCAGAAAGATCTGAAAGGTTCGCGGATCATGCTCACCCTATGTAAGCCGAAGGGATTTACGGACTACGGCGCACCGACGTGGGATGAGGATCCGGATAAGCTGGAAGCCTTATATCGGTACTGCGAGCAGGACGTCGAGGTGGAACGGCAGCTCTATAATAGACTTCAGCCTCTATCGGCCGACGAGCAGGCGGTATGGGTTCTGGATCATAAGATCAATCAGCGGGGAGTGAAGCTCGCGGCGAAAGAGTTAGACGCCGCGATTAAAATCGTCGATCTCGAGAAGCGGAAGTTCAATCAACGCATTCAGAAAATCTCAAAAGCGTTTATCTCGACGTACAACGAGACGGGGCGGTTCAAAGAGTGGATTGAGAGCCGGGGAGTAGCGAATGTACCGAGCATCGCGAAAGCCGATGTCGTCGAACTCTTATCTCGCGAGGACTTACCGGCAGACGTTCGTGAAGCATTGATGCTTCGCCAAGAGGCCGCGAAGTCGTCGACTGCAAAACTAGAGTCGATGATTTCGTCCACCGGCTCCGATGGCCGTATCCGGGGAATATTTCAATATCACGGAGCGGGCACGGGCCGGTGGGCTGGCCGGAGAATTCAGCCTCAAAATTTCCCCCGTGGGAACTTGAATCCCACGCAAGTGGAAGAGGTGTTCGGCGTTCTAGGAGGTATTTCATGAATTCTCCACAAGCCGCCGAATACCTAGACTGCTTCTTCGGATCTCCGCTGGATGTAGTCTCAAGCTGTCTCCGCGGCTTCTTTGTTCCGGAGGCGGGAAATGATTTTATCTGCGCTGATTACTCGTCCATTGAGGCGCGAGTGCTAGCCTGGCTGGCTGGCGAGGAACAAGTTCTCGAGATTTTTAGAACCCACGGGCTTATTTATGAGCATGCTGCCGCGGGTATCTTCAGCGTCTCGATGGAAGATGTTTCAAAATTCCAGAGGCTTGTCGGAAAGGTCGCGATTCTGGCGCTTGGTTACCAAGGCGGCATCGGATCTTTTCAAACGATGGCAAAAAACTACGGGGTTAAAGTTCCGGATGCGGAAGCGGAAAACATCAAAGTAGCGTGGCGGACAAAGCACCGTAATATCGTGCAGTACTGGTACGATTTAGAGCGCGCGGCTATCGCCGCTATCGAGAACAAAGGCTCTGCGTTCCCTGCGGGATACGAAGGTCGCGAAGTTAAATACAAAGTTTCTGGTTCGTTCTTGTGGTGCCTTTTACCCTCGGGCCGCATGATCTGCTACCCATACCCAGAAATGCGAATGGTCGACACTCCCTGGGGAGAACCGAAATACGCCGTCACTTATATGGGCACAAACCCGAAGACTAAGAAATGGGAGCGCCAGAAAGCTTACGGAGGCTTACTCGCCGAGAACGTCACCCAGGCGGTAGCCAGAGACTTACTCGCGGCGGCGTTACTCCGGTTTGAATCGTCCGGCTATCCCGTCGTAATTCATGTCCACGACGAGGTTGTCTCAGAAGTCCCTGAGGGTTTTGGATCGGTCGAAGAGTTTGAACAAATCATGTGCGCAAGTCCGGCTTGGGCGAAAGATCTCCCCGTCGCGGCCGAAGGTTGGCGCGGAAAAAGGTACAGAAAATGACGAAGCTTGATAGTGCGCTACTCCTGGCTCGTAAGGGCTTTCATGTTTTCCCGCTCGTAGCGAATACGAAAATTCCGCCACGGGAAATGGACGACTTTCCTTCTCGCGCGTCGAACGATCCGGAGACTATCCTTGCCTGGTGGACGGAATCCCCTAACGCAAATATCGCCATTTCCACGACAAAATTTAATGGGTCGGGAGCACTCCTCGCCGTGGACGTCGATAACAAGAACGGCGTCTCCGGAGATGACACCCTCTTTGGGCTCGAGATTGAGGGTCATCTTTTACCCAAGACGTTTACGCAGCACACCCCCACCGGCGGAAAACATCTTCTCTATTACTGTTCCCGCCCGGTGCGGAACAGCGCTAAGAAAATCGGGGCCGGAATCGACACCCGCGGAATTGGCGGATACGTGGTCGGCGCCGGATCCACTATCGGCGGGATTGCATACACGTTTGAAGACTTTGAACTTGTCGATGCTCCCGAGTGGCTGGTCGAGAAGTGTTTGGATACCAGAACTAAGGGCGAGAAACTTCCCGCAGTGGAAGGCGTGAATCAGGGTTTCGCAATCAAGCGCGCCGAACACTATCTGTCGCATGAGGCTTTCAGGGGTATCGAGGGATCGCGTAATCACACTGCGTTTTGTGTAGCTTCAAAAATTAAAGACTACGGCGTTTCCGAGGTCGATTGCATCCTACTTATGAATGAGAAATGGGAGTGCAATCCTCCGCTCGAGAAACACGAGTTAACTGCGGTTATCTCAAGCGCATACAAGCACGGCGACAATCCTCCTGGATCGCTCTCGCCGGAAGCCGTTTTCTCTCCGGTGGGGGAGGAGCCGACGCCATTTTATTTAGACGAGATCAATAGAGAATATGCGCTCCTCTACGAGGACGGCGGGCACGTCGTTATGAAAGAGGTCCGCGATACCAACGGCGACGAGCGCCTAAAGATGTATCCCGAAGTTACTTTTAACCGAATCTTCTCTACCCGCACGGTACAGGAAACTGACGGCAAGACGATTAGAGAAGTTCCGTATTCAAAGAAGTGGCTTAACTGGCCTGGTCGCCGCGAGTACGAAGGCCTGTGTTTCAGCCCAGGCCGCGAGCCTCCGGAAGGTTATTACAATCTCTGGCGTGGGTTCAGGGTTCAGCCTCTCGCGTACGAGAAGGCGGATCTCTTTCAGCGCGCGGGTTTTGATGCGTTCATTGCTCACGCCAAAGAGAACGTGTGCGGCGGCGACGAAAGCCTCTTCATCTGGTTAATGGGTTATTTCGCGCACATGATTCAGAAGCCTTTTGAGCGCCCGCTCACGACGCTTGTTTTCCAAGGGCGAAAGGGGACCGGTAAAAATACGCTCGTTGACCGAGTAGGATTTCTGCTCAGAGAGCACTACAAGGTCGCGGCAGATTCGCGTTACCTCACTTCCCATTTCAATGGGCATCTCGATTCCTGTCTCATGCTCGTTCTCGACGAAGCTTTCTGGTCCGGCGACAAGTCGGCGGAAGGTAATCTTAAAAGCTTAACGACCTCGCCTAGGATTATGATCGAGCGCAAAGGCAAAGAGCCCTACATGGTGGATAACCTCGTCCGCCTGGTCGTGATCGGAAACGAGGAGTGGTTAGTCCCTGCATCGGCCGATGAGCGGCGGTACGCCGTCTTCCGAATGGGGGAGGCGAAGATGCAGGATACGAAGTTCTTCCGCGAGATGGTTCAGAATATGGACGTCCACGGGGGCTCCCGGGTCCTTCTCGATTATCTCCTCCACTTTGATCTCTCGGTTACGGATCCGAACATCGCACCCCAGACGGAAGGACTCCTTAGTCAGAAGACGGCGTCGCTTGGCGCGTTCGGATCTTGGTGGCAGGAATGCCTGACTGAGGGCGCCATCACGGGTAATTCCTGGTCGCTGATTATCGATAAAGTTCACTTCCGGGATTCGTACGAAAAGTACTGCGACTCTATCCGGAGCTCGCGTTGGCTGTTCGATAACCGGAAGATTGGCCATTTTCTCAGGAAGTACTGCCCGTCTGCCCGGACCGATACCAAGCGCCGAGACGGCGAGGGTTTCGTCCGTACCTACACGATGCCCGATCTAGAAACCGCCCGTGCCGAGTGGGCAAAGTATCTCGGCTTTGACATCGATTGGAGCCAAGAATGAGCAGCTTAAAACTTCACCTTACCGCGGCCGAATTAAGCAAACGCTGGGGGGTTCATGCCAACACCCTTCAGCGTTGGCGCACCGAAGGCGGCGGGCCAAAGTTCGTCCGCATCGGGCTTAAGCGTATCCTCTATCCGGTCGCTGAGATCGAAGCTCACGAGAATCAGACGGTGAGTTCGACCTCGGAAAAGTCGGCCGTAAAAAGTAGGCCAGGTGTAGGCCCAAGAAAAAGGACTTAACCGGAGAATCGGCTAAGTCCTTGATTTGTTTGGCGCGCCCTGAGAGATTCGAACTCCCGACCAACTGGTTCGAAGTCTGTTTTTGTAAACCTATTTACAACAACTCTCATCCCTGTTAATCACCATTTCGCGTGCGATTCCGACGACGTATGCAGAGATTGTGAATATATTCGTGCATAAGTTGCACCATTAATAACCGCTCTAAAACGCAAAGTTGGTAGGCCAGGTGTAGGCCGAGACTGGAGTTCAAAGTGACCATACTCGAGATGATGAAGGCCGCAGCAGACGGCGAAACCGTACGGGACTCGGGCGAGCGCGGGAGTGTGAAAGGTCTCCACCTGAGAGTAAGAGGCGCAAGCCGATCCTTCTACCTGTACTACCTTTCCCGATCGGGAGTGAAGCGTTGGCCGAAGATCGGGGACTTCGGGCCGATGACGCTCGCTCAGGCTAGGGACGTCGCTAAGGAGCTAAGTCTTCGCGTATCCCGCGGCGAGGATCCTCAGGGCGAGTGGAGTATAGCGCGCGGGGAAATGACCGTAGGCGAGCTATTTGAGCGGGCCTATAAGGACTATTGGAACAAGCCTCGGTTCATCAAATCCGGCTGGGCCAAAGAAGTTCGCGCTATCTGGGAAAGGAGCATAAAGACGGAGTTCTCGAGTCGCTCTCTTTCCGCAATTAAAGTAGTTGAAGTGAAGAGGTGGCATTCTCGGTTTGAGGCCACCCCATACGCCGGTAACCGTGCCCTGGAAGTCCTTACTAAGATGTTCAATATCGCCGAAGCGGAAGGCATTATCCCAAGGAACACGACGCCGTGCTGGAAGATCAAGGGCTTCACCGAAAAGAAGCGCAAGCGGTACGCTACCCCCGCCGAACTCGTAAAGATCCTGGCAATTCTCGAGCGCGAGAAGCTTAAGAACCCGGGCGCCGTCGCTTTCCTGTACTGTATACTCTTCACGGGCAGCCGGCCATCAGCTCTCGAGAGAGCAACCTACGATCAACTTAAGGAAGTAACCGTAGACGGGGAAATTAGGGGCGTACTCGTTTTCGCCGGCAAGGGCACCGCCGAGAGCGGAGAAGACGAACTCATCGTTATACCAAAAGAGGCTATGGACATGATCCGCGAACTCCCCAGGAACCGGGATGGTCGAATCTTCGGTCGCAAAAACCCACGCCGCTTTTGGGTGGATACGCGGAAAGAAGCCGGCTGCGATGACCTTTGGGCAAGAGACCTTCGCCGAACCTTTGCCACGGTAGGTATGAGCGGGGGAGTGAATAAAGCGGTGATTGGAGAACTCCTGAATCACGCCTCTCTACAGACCACCGACATCTATGCCAAACTCGACCTTACCGCGCGATTGGACGCCTCTAAGCGCATCTCCGATAGGATACTTGAACTTGGAAAGGTAGTTTCGATCCGTTAAGCTTTGAGCTGAAAATGATCCAGGTCTTTGAAGTGCTTCCAAGATCCGCCCCACTCGATAGGAGCGTTTTGATCATCGATCCAATTCGCGATCTGAACGTAAAAGCCAGCACGGAATTCAGCCGATTGGCCTTGGGCGGTTTCAATTAGACGAAAGAGATCCATCGCAAGCGAACACGGTTTTCCGTCTTCCATGTGGTTGTGTTTTGAGTTCGGCCATTTCAAGAGCGACTTCTTATCGGCCACGAGTTGGTCCTGCATCTCTTTGCCGCACCACACGCGGTCAACGTGAACGTCGGGGAATGCTTCCTCGATACGATAGTACCAGTAACGGATCTGTTCATGCGCTTCTTCGAGCATCTCCGCGCAGCGCTTACAGTTGCCGCCGTTATCATGTTTCATTGGTCCTCCAGAATCTTAGTGATCGGATCAACCGGGAAACAGACATAGCCACCGTCTTGAAGGTTTTGGAACGGTCTAGTCTGCGCGCTGCCGTCTGCAAGCGCACACTGAAGGGCATCGTTGCGAGGATCCGGCACGCAAACTTCTATACGAGCTCGCTTGCGCACCGGACCCTGCGTCGTCGAGCAGCCTATCATTGGTGTCGTGATGACGGCGCTAACGAAACAAAGCGTCTTGATAAGCCCTTGCGGCATTCTGTCTTTCCTCAGTCGTCTTGGCGTTCTTTAATAAATCGGCAGCCCCATCGACCCGTTCCTTAAACGCAGGATCGCTTCGATACCTTTCCTCGAACTTCAGGAAGATATACGAAAGCGCAGGGAACAGAATCTTCTGAACCCACGGACTCGACAGAGCTGCCAAAAAGAATGCGGGCATTAGGCTTTGGCAATCTCAGCGTCTACGAGTGCCTTAAGCGCAGCCACTTCACCGGCAATGACTGGGAACTTAGCAGATACGATATCAAGGCCGGCATCGATCAAAAGCTTAGACTCAAGATCAACTTCGATATTCGCCGATCCCTTAACGAAACCAGCAACACTACCGCCGCCAGCCGATTGCGCGATTGCGACGGTGAGTTTAAATTCGCCGCCATTTTCACTGATCATAACCGGACCATATTGTTTACTGAAGCTCATGTGATTCTCCTTTTACTTACGTTTGTTGGTGGGCTCTGGTTCCGCTATCGACACGAACGGGGTGTTCATGACGAAAGCGAGATTCTTTAGGTTTATTTCGAAATTCTGAGCGGCAAGCGAGAAGCGGTTACGGTCCTGATTCACGTCCACTTGGAGCGCGATTAGGCGGTTCTTTAGGTCGTCCACTTCTTTGGCGAGCTCCTCTATGGTCACTTGCCTGGTCCTCGGTCTTCCGGTGGAAGCGCCTTCGCGATCCGCCGGTTTAAGACTGCTACCTGATCTTGAAGCACCTTCACTTCCGCCTCTAACCGCTCGACTTGCTCCGGGCTAGACGTGTTTTCTTTAACGTCTTTCGCCGTCGCATCTAACTTAGCGTTTCCCATGTGGCGAGACACCCACTGTGATCCAACGATGACCACTGAGCAGACCGCTGTGATGACGTTCGGGTTAAACGCCTCGTCAGTCATTATGGCCCCTTCGCCACAATCGTTGCGGAGATGGTTCCCGTGCCGCTGGTCTGCGTCCATACAGCGCGGATGTAGAGATATGCGTAATCGACAAGCGGCGGGATAACTCCAGTAGTTACCGAGCTAATCGATGCGGAGGCGGTTGGAATGTCCACCCAGTTCACGTTGTCGTTAGAGGACTGAAGCTTGAGCGTCCCGGTGGGCGCCGTTCCGGTCGTCGTGTACTGAGTGGAAATTAAAACCGACTCGCCACAGTTGAACGAAGAACTATCTACGGCTGTGGTTATATCTGCGGCGTCGAAAAGTTTCTTTATAAAAGTTCGCATAAATTTTCCTTATATTAACGAGTGAAGAAGTCTAAGTTGCGCTGGATTTGGCATGATTAAATCCTGTTAATAGAAAGGGTACTTGAGGCCGGTGTGCCGCCGCTGTTTACAGAGCGAACATCGAGAATGTCGCCAGCCACGCAATTAGGAACAATAAGACTTCCCGCCGCACCAAGAGAACTTGCGCTCTGTGAAAGATTCGCGAAAGTTGTTCCATTTTTGGTGACGTAAAATATACCAGGACCGTTATTAAAATTAACGAATGCTGAGATATTAAAATCACCTGGCGTGCCGACCGTGTATCTCCCCGTGCTCGCGCTATATCCGCCGTGAGAATCCTTCTGAACAGTAGGGAAAATTACGATTCCGTTTGCTGCCCACGTTGCTGGAGTTCCGGTTACAACTGCGACTACCTTCTCCGAAGCGGCGATTTGAGCGGGGCCGGAGAGGCGGAAGATAGAGATCGACTGTAAGTTATCGGTAGCGAGAGTTCCGCTGGTACCCGGGCGAAGGTCGATATATTCACCGGCATTCAAGTAAACTAGGGTTCCATTGCCGCCGTAAGTTGTATTGTTGATCCAACCAAATCGCTTGAAAAGAGATCCATTTTTATAAAGGTCAAGGCCACAGCTAACCGAAGTTGTACTTAGGGTGGTATCGACTTGATAGAACCCAGGGACAGGCGCAGTAAACTTCCACGAGGCTCCTACCGTCACCGCGCCGTTGGTGTCTTGCGTAAGGGTCGCGAAGTTAATTGGACTGCCACCAGTTAGAGTAACGGAACCAGACGTATTATAAATCGCAGCCACCACGTTCGTCGCCGTATCCGACGACAATACTTGAGACGTGCCCCAGCCTTGGATTGCGACGGAGAAGAAAAACTCGAAGGTATTACCGCTAGCAGAGAGTGCGCTACCATTTGCGAAGTTTGTTCCCGCTGTAGTCGAAGACTGTGCACCAAATCCAACGGTAGATGAGGACGGCACGGCGATTACGGTAACTTGGGTAGGTGTGGCCTGACCAAATGCGCCCGTGCCTAGGACTTGTCCGGCCGAATCTATGGATGAACTTGTGGTTAAACCTCCGTTAACTCCGCCGTATCCGAGAGTTACAGCCGCTTGAACTGCTGTAGGAGTTCCGGAAGTAAATCTACCCTGAACTTCAAGACTTCCGCCGACTCGACGAGATTTAACATCAACCGAGGTAGGCGTACCGAAACCTGTAATTGTAGGAGTATAAGCAACCCAGTCCGTAATCACCGCACCGCTCGTAGTCGTGTTTGGCGCTACAGAGAAATTATCGAACCGAAGCGAATACGCCAATGCGCTCGTTGAAGCGACGTGGAAGATGAGGCGATAACTCGTGGAGTTTGAGTTCGTTTGGAATTCGAGCTTCTTTGTAGCCGCGCCGAGGACGTTTTGAATCGTGCTGCCGGACGGTTGAATGAGCACGCCGTTAGTGACGTCGTAGAGCCAGACGGTCATGTCACCGTCGGCGTAAGTGCCTGATGCCACCGAGTATAACAGCGAGACGGAGAGGGGCTTCGACTGGTAGCCAGCGTCGATAGTGAACGGGTAACTAAAGCCTTGGCCCTGGGAGTTTACAGCCGTCTTCGTGAAGAGGAAGTTCTGTGCGCCTACGAGAGAGGAGTCAGTCGAGGTCGCGAACGTGACGGTCGGAGTGCCTCCCGTTCCGTTTACTGGAGTCGCTTGTGCAGTGTTGGCGTATGCTACCCACCCCTGGAGCGGCGACCCGGATGCCTCGGCATCGCCAGTAGAAATATAATTCGTCTCGGCTTTCAAGCCACGGATGATGTCTGCCGTTAATACGCGCTTAGTACCCATTAGAAATTCCTTCCAGTTTCGACCATGCGGGCGAGGGTGGAGTTGTACTCAAAACTGATGCAGTTACCTTTACCGAGAGTTGAATTCCCGTTCGTAAGCCAGCCGTCCGCCACGTCGTTATTATTAATCGTGAGCGTATTCGTCTGATCGGATCCGATGATCCGGAACCGCGTCCCGTTCGTGAGGCCGGAAAGAGTACCGAACCCAGTGAATGTCTGTGCGGAGGTGCCTGTGTAAAGAAACGTCTGGTCCATGTTCGTGCCGGGCGTAATGGCCGTGCCTGTGAACGCTACTACCGAACGAGTGTTCTTCGTCGAAGTCGCGATCATGAGTTCAAGCTGATCGCGTACGGCGTTCTTAGAAGGTGCGATCGTGGTTACCGCGTCCCAAGTCGTGGCGTCGTACGCGGTGTCCGAAACTTTGGCGTCGATAGCAGTTTGAAGGTCGGTCTGCGAAGATAGAGTTCCCGTGATGGAACCCCAGGTGCCGCCTCCGCCCGCGCCGCCATCAGTGGCCCAGTCGCTATTGGTAATGCCCGTCTTTAAGATGTAAGTCGTGGTATCCGCTATGCTGAACACCTTCATGCCTTGGTACCGAACACCCGATGCAAGCGCATCTCGAGCGGTTGTATCGGCGACGACCAGACGGTCGTCAATCGGCAGCGCGGCGGTTACATGGAACTGGGATGCTACGTTGATTGCCATGATCGCCCCTTATTGTTTGAAGGTGTACTGGTACGAGCCCGTGACACCGATAGCGTTGTTGAAAGCGTAAATCTTGTACGACACCGCGTTCCCATCCAATCCCGTGATGCTAGACGTGGAGAGCGTCCAGTCGGAGATCGTTTCGAAGTTGTTCACGTCGAGAATAGAAGTCAGCGAGGAGTAGCTTGCGGGGTAGGCGAAGTAGAGTTTGTCCCCCGCGTTCGCCGAGAAGGTCTCGGCCTTGGTGCCCGTATTAGAAATGATCTGTTTGTTGAGCATCGCAACTTGTGCAGGGGTAAGTCCGGACGCTCCGTTACCGTAGTAGTACGGGTAGACGAACGAGTAGGAAACCGAAACGTCTCGGTTCTGCGGGGTGCCCCCATTACTTGCCCCGGTATCTCTAACTCGAGACCAGAAAGTCTTGTTGGCCGAGAATGTAAGCGAAGTGGCCTGAGTGTTCGTGCCACCGGAGGGAATACCTCCTCCAGATGTTTGCGTAGTTCCTATCTGGTTTGGTCCCGAAATGGAGTCAGCATAAAACGCAACATCGAGAATAGGATCGGACTTTTCGGTGATAGAAACGGAGAGCGTTGGATTCGTCTGCGTATCGCCGTTCTCGCGAAGCGTGCCCGATCCAGTTCCACTAAGAGACGCGCTTGGAAGTGTGTAGGTAATCCGGATGATCTTATCGAGCGTGTCTTTGATTCCGGTGGAGGAGAAAGATGCTCCCGTTAACGCCGAGATCCCACTATAGGAAACGGGCCCAGTCAGTTCAAATCCAGTCTCAGCCGGGTTTACTTGTAGAACCTTATAAGCGTCTCCAGTGGTAACAGCAGGCGTACCTCCAGAGTTATTTACCCAATTCGTGTTGTAGTCGGTGCCGTCAATTTTGGAGAGGATTTGCCCGGCTGTTCCGCCCGTTGGAACACCCTGCCCATTGGTACCATTTGTACCGTCCGCACCCGCAGGACCAGTTGCACCCGTTGGCCCTGGAGGGCCGGCAACCGTGTCCTGGTACTCAAACCCATCTGCTCCCGTATTGATGACAAGAACATTTCCAGCCACCGGGTTAGGCGGAAGCTTTGGATCAAAGGTGGCAGTAGCCCCGTCCCGCATTCTAACAGACCTAGTAGCGAGATCTTTCAAATACTGCGTAACACGAGTTAGAAGATCGAGTTCAGACACCACTGGAGCAGGAGGAAAGGCAGAGTTCTCATAAATTGTAAGTGTCTGGGTAAGCGCGGGAGCTCCGATAATTACGAGTTTATAGTTTACAGCCGGCGCGACTACCATCGTTAGCGTTGAGCCCGGCTCGGTGAGAGTGCCCGAAAGCGTGTAATCCGTAGTCAGAGTTTGGGCTACCTCATTTCCTCGACCGGCATCTGCCGGTATGTCGTTAACAAGTAGAACCGTTAGATAACTCGAGTTGATGACCGCGAAGGGGATCGAGAAAACCGTCGTGGTTCCGTTCCCTGAAAATGCCTGGCGGTTTGGCGTGGAGGAGATGCTCATAGTGTTGTTCCTATTTTGTGCATTACTTTACAATAATGGTAATTAATTTTTCACTGGCCTGGACTCGCCGACGGGACATTCGAGAACATATTTCGACCGTGTTTCACGTTTTCTTGCGCCTTCTCGTAGCGCTTCACTAAGGAATCAGCGAGCTGCGCACGACGCCAAAGTACGGCGTTTGATTGCCGCAACTTCTCGGCCTGAGTGAGGTCTTTGGCATTGGCGATCGAGTACGCCTGGCCGTAAAGAATGCTCATCGACTTCGAGGTGTCTTTGAAAGCGCCGGCGAATCTCTCCCGTACCTGTTGAGTCGGATCGTTTTGGAGAGCGCGGAGGTCGGTAAGATTTCCCTCTTTCTCGAGCTGCTTTAGGCTAGGGCCAGCCATGTCGATGTCTTTTTTGTGCTGATAGAATTCATCCACCGACTTTGCCGCCATCGGAAGCTGTACGGAAAAAGCCTGCACGAACGGATTTACAGGGTGCTCGCCGGGGCCGACTTCGTCCTTTGCTTCGCCGAGCCCAAGTTTTTTAAGCGCGTAGTCCGAAGTGTTGAGAACCCAGGAACCGGTATTGCCCAGAAATCCTCTCGCCGCATAGTCGACCATCGCCGGGCGCGGGATCTTCTGGTCGTTGATTCCGGCGTCGTGAAGGGTTTTAGAAATGAGCTTGGACGTCGCGCTCGTCGAGCGGGTGTACTGCAAGTAAGGAAGCGAGCGCTCGACGTTGTAGGGGATAATCGATTTGTCGAAGTAGTCGTTATGGTTTGACTTGATGTCTTGCATCGTTTGAAGAACCGGTCCCATCCCAGGATACAGTTCTTCCTTCAGCGCATTGGCAAAACCCATAGCGGCCTTTGGGTCATGGTCTTTCCACGCGCTCAGGAAAGCCTCGACCGAAGAGCCTACGAGGCTTCCCAAGGTTTTAGGTTTCGGGAAACGGAGTACTTTCCCGTTATTGATCTCCCACGTACCGTCAGGGCGTTTTCTGGAGTTTGGGAGACCAGCTTCTAGGTTATTCGCGGGCTCCCACTTATCCAGCATCACGTGCCAGTAGTCGTTCTTCTCGCGGTCGGATAACTCCTTGTACCGGGGGTCATCGTGGTTTGACATCCAAAGAGCAGCCGTACCCGCCATCACGCTAAAGGATTTCAGCATCACGTCGGTACGTTTGTTTTGAAACGCTTCGACGACCTGGTTGATGCCCTGAGTTTTATCGTTGATGAATGGGATGATGTTATTTAGGCCCTGCATCTGAAGGCCCTTACGATTGAAATCGATCGTAAGATTCCGGGCGTCGAATGCGGCGAGACGAGCGGCGTCGTCGGGAGCTTTTCCCTCTGCCATGTACCGGGCTTTCGATTTCGCGAAATCGCCGACGCGCGTGCTCGTGTCGCCAAACTCGGCCATGGCGTGCAGCGTACGAACGGGCGTCGAAATGACGTTAGGGAGGGTCTTCAGAAATCCCGTGTGAGCCGCGAGATCGGAGATATGCTCGGCGACGAAATCTCGGTTGATTGCGTTTGCGGCTGCCCCGCGGCCTCCGGAGTTAATGAATTCATTGAAATCATCAGATTTACCGAGTTGCTTGGCGGCGCCGCCCAGGAAATCGACGATCGGGAGATACATGTTTTTCGAAAACACGTATGCCGAGATCTGGTTGCGGGACATATGGCGGAGGATGAAGTTTGGCGCGATCGTGACGCCGCTCCTAAAAATCGAAGTCGCCTTCGCCATTGCGTTGAAGAGTGCGAACTGAGGATATTCGATTCCCGAGACGGCCTTTGCGATGTCCGGGCTTACTTTGAAGATCTCGCGCTTGCCGTCCTTGAAATACGAAATTTCATTCTCGTCAAGTTTGCGGAACTTTTTAGCTTCCTCGCCGTTCTCGTCGAGGGTGTCCTTTCCCTCTTCGGTCTCGACGTGTTCAAGACCAGAGTTCGGGTCTTGCGAGAGCATGTCGTGCATCGCGGTCATTAGCCGGTTTCGTTCGGCGAGCACAACCTTTTGCTGGGCGTCCTTCACCATTTGCTCAACTGGAGAAATGATCGGGGCGTCGGATTCGCCTTTTAAAGCTTTGATCGGGTTCTTAGGTTTAAGGCTGCTACCGAGAGAGACGGGGTTACCCTCGGAATCAAGCAACCGTTTCGTCGGGACGTAATTTTGTCCCTTTTCGACCATCGCTTCGTGGGCGTCTTGCGAGATGACACCACTATCGGCCAGGTACTTGTTCACGCGGTTATTGAAATCAGTGACGCGTTTACCGTCTTCCGAGAATTCTGCTTTTCCGGATTCGTATACTTTCGCGAAGTTTTTGAGCGCCGTGCCGTCGTCGGCTTTCAGAAGGTTGATACCTTGGCCGGCCTTTTCCACGGCCTTAGCCGAGACGAGCCAATTCTCAAAGTCTTCGGCCTTCTGAAGACGCGCACCCCGAGTGGCGCGACCCGAAGGAGTAAGCCTTTCGGGCGACATTGTTTTATTTTTGTAGGGGTCGAGAATATCAGAAAGCGACTCGCCGTTTAGTTCCTGAGTATTGAAATCCCGAGTTCCCTCTTTCAGAAACCCGATTGCCTTCCCAGTCATGCCAGGCATGAGGCGGGCGAGAATGGCTGGGTTACTCTTTGCCGGGAGAGCGTCGATGACCTCTTGCTCGGTCGAAGCTCCGGTAGCTCTCTTCGTCGCTTCCATGATCGCGTTCGTGGAATCCACCCAGTTGGCAAATGCGCTGTCGCGTCCGGCTTTAGAGCTCGCATCGACGATGCTCTGGAGCATGCTTTTTTCGGTGAAGCCGGAAACGATTTTTCCGCGGACGAAGGCGTTTGCCGCTTCGAGAGAGTGATCGTTCAGTTCTTCGGGAGTTAGTTTCTTAAGCTGTTCCTGCGGCGACGCTGGCTTTTCATCGCTTGGCGCGATCGTTCCTTCCGGAGCTTTCGGAGGCTCTGCCGCCATCGCTACCGGCTTCTCCTGGGCGACCTGATTTATCGTAGGTCCGCCGCCAGTCTGATCGGCCTCCGTTTGTTTCACGGGAATATAGGCGGGCTCTTGAGGGAGGTCTTTGCGGCCGACAGTCTGATCGAGATGCTTTAGGCTATCGGGAAGGTTATTACCGCTCTGAAGGAGTTCTCGGGCGAGCACCGGATCTTCGGACGCCGCTTGCGAAACGTCGGCGGGGTGAAGCTCGGTCTTCTGGTATATCGTGCGAAGCTTCTCGGCAACTTGAGGGCCCACTTTTGATTCGAGGGCGGCTACTCGTTTCGACTGGATAGCGTCCATTCCCGCGCCTGCTGCTCCAATCATCGCGTGCATACCGATGATCGAAGTGGCGGCGACGCCGAAATCGTTCGCGTCCGGGATCTTCCCGTTGATTGCCGAGGTCGAACCCATTTGACCCAGGAACTCGGCGCCGATCTTAGAGCCGGCTTTGATACCCGCCTGGGCGATACCGCTCTCGAGAGGCGCGGCGATGGCCGCGCCGGCTTTCGCGCCGATCTCGCCGAGCCCGCCAGTCACGGCCATAATCGTGCCTTCTTTAGTCATGGAAGCCGCGACGCCGCTGAGGCGGTCCCAAACGTCTTGCGCGCTGGTCGCTTCGCCGTTCCGGTAACGGTCCATAAAGAATTTGCGCATGCCCGCCGGAACGGCGCCCATACCGAAGAAACCGGCCTTCGCGCCCACCCGCGGGCCGCCGACGGCAGTTCCGCCGAGCCCGCCTGCGATAGCGCCAACTGTTCCAGGAATGAAGTCCCCGATAATTTGTCCGGCCGACTGCGCGAGATGCTGAGTAAACGGCGCATCCTTGTCGAGCTCGTAATCTGGGAGATCCCCGTGAATGGGTAGACCCAGAGCCGAACCTTGGAGACCGCCGAGAAAAGCTTCGCCGGCGCCCGTGGCCGTCTTACCGGGAGCTCCGACCATTGGAGCGTGCCAAGGGGTTTGGCCAGCAACGTCTGGAGCTACGTCGGAAGGAGGCTTTGCCTTCCCCGAGTATGACGGCGCATTCGCCATCGGTGCATGCCAGTCTTCGGAGTTCTGAAGGTATTCTTTCGCAGCGGCGTGATCGAATTTCGGATCGCCAAAGTAGTCCTTGATCGCGTCGTCCGGCACGTTCTCATCACGGAGAGCCTTCTCTGCGCTCGCTCGCCAAGTCGCGATATCACCCTCGGAAATGTGTTCGTCACGGAGAGCTTGGATCTGACGTTTTCCAAGCGGATCTTTATTAGGAACTTCGTCATTCGCTCCGGCGTCGGGAATTAGTGACCCGAGAATCGAAGAAGGGCCCCGACCCGGGGTCCCCTGGAGATGCTTTTTGATTTCGGCTTCACTAGCGCCGTCAGCGCGCATCTGGTCGGCCATGTTTTTATCAAGCTGATCGTCGAAACTTACTCCCGCGGGAAGATCGCCTCTGTTTTCGTGGATAATTTTTCCGGACTGATCCCGAATGCGAGTAGAGCCGTATCCCGCGCCTTCGAATGTGAAGCCTTTTTTCTCCATCGCACCTTGGATGCCGTACGCTTCGTAATCTTCGTCGGCGTTGTGCATCATTGAAATCATCTCTTGAGGTGATTTCCCTACGATCACACTGTCGAAACGAGCGTCTTCAGATTTTTCAAAGTCGGCGTCAGAAAGCTTGGAAGTGTCAGATTGAGGGGCGACTGGATCCGTCGTCGCATTGGCTAGCGCCGGCGATGGCCCGCGGGTCCAGTCCAGAAATGCGCTCTGCTCCGCTCCACTTCGCCCGTCTACCGCCTTATCTGAAATATTGCTGATGTCGCTATCTGATAACCCTTGCGACGAGTCCGAAACTTGACCGGATAGGGGATTGACTTGTGCCATTACGGAGCCAAGCCTTTCCGCTTAAGGATCTCGGCGATATGGCTTTGAACGTCTTGGGGTTTGTTTCCCGGGATGGTCTTTTTGAGAGCCTGGTATTGCTGCGCTTGTTGCTGAACTTTACTTTGAGTAGTCGGCACAAACGGTTTCATGACCGACTTCACAAAATCTGGATTAGTGAGATCGGCCGGCGTTTTGCCATTCTTAATCCCGTTTTCCCAAGCCGTGTTGTAAGCCTGCTGCGCGCGCATGTACATTTCAGGGGCGCTAGAGTCCTGGGATCCGGCGCTCCTATAAATCGTCTGCTTCATCATGTTGAGAGCGGAGTTCTTTTGAATCTGCTCTTGCTTGCCATGGTCTGTTTTTCCGGCAGAGAGTTCCGTGCGTAAGTGATTGAGATCGGCATACGAAAGCCCGCCGTTGTTAAACTCGGCGTCTAACTGAGAAGGATCGGTAATCTTCGTTGGATCGTTATCTGGTACATTCGTGATCCGGTTGAAGAGGTCGTGAAATTTGTCCGGATCCGTAACGAGAGAATTTGGCGCCTGCATACCGCGCTGGATTGAATTAATGAACGTCCGTTTCTGAGGGCCGGTCATGCTCGACTGGAGAACGTCATCAACCCCGAGCTTATTCTGAGTGCTGAGATCCAGCATCTTCGTGTAGTCGGATTCCGCAGCAAGGCGCTTTGCCCGGTCTTGGTCTGACTGCACTTGCATCTGCTTGACGCGCTTCACGTTTTCCATGCTCTGGACTTCGCCGTAGAGCTGGTGCTTCATTTGCCCTGAGAGGTACTTGTCGTACTCGCCGTTATCGAGGAGTGCCTTCGCATCCTCTGGGGAATTCTGAATCCAACCGCGCACTGCACTTTGCGCGAGATGGGTGTCGCCGGAAGTTTGAAGTTTAAGGGCAGACTCCCTGTCGAGAGCTCCCGAATTAACGAATTGATCGAGCGCGCTGTCGTGGAGCTGTTTTACGGCGTCAAAAGAGGTTGGGTCGTTGATGAGCGCACTCGCCGAGCTGTCCAAACTCGTCGTGTAATTCTGCATCGTTGCAACACGGTGGAGTTCAGATTGACCGTTGATCGCGGTGTCTTGGAGTTTTGAACGGAGCTTCGAAAGATTCTGGTCGTAGAAACTTTGCCCTTCGGGAGTCTTGATATCAGAGTCAAGGTCTGAGGTTTCGTCATCGAATTTCTGAATGAAATTCTTGGCGACATTCTGGTCGTTCGGATCCGCCTTTGCGATAGTATCCGACCAGTCGTTTGCGTATTTTGCGTAGACGTTCGAGAGTTTCGTCTGGGCTTGGCCGACATCCTGCTGGGCGTTTGCTTTCTGTACGGCTTCGTAAGCGGCGCCTCCGTCGGCGATTCCTTTACCGATCGATTGAAGGCCGGCGGCGATTGACTGAGCGCCATCGCTCGGCCTGCGGCCAGGAGGGGCTAACGGGCCTTCGGGGGTTGCACTCTGATCGTAAACGGGAATTTGTGGCATTGGTTACCCTGCTCCGTCTGCGCTGAGATCTGACTCGCTAGTTTTATTGCCACCGTACGCTTGGTACGCGCTCGCAGCGCCACTTGAGAGATTACCGGCAGCGCCGAGCATTCCACCCGTGGCGGCAGCCTCGCCAGCGTTTCTATCTTGGGCGGCTTCGCCGGTGTACATCGCGGATTTATTCGCGCCATTCGCGAGAATCGTAAGTTGATCGAGCTTTGCCGCGGCGGCGCTTTGACCCAAGACCGCAAGCGCACTACCCGTGAGACCGATGCCCGATGCGCCGTAGTTCGCACGCGCTTGGCCGATTACCTTACCCGCGAGAAGTGCAGAACGGCGAGCCTGTTCAGCCGCCTGTTGCGAAGACAGACTCGCGTTTTGTTCGGCGACCTGAGCGTTGTACTCGTCGTTATTTTTAGTTGCCTGCCCTTGGTACGCATTTCCAAAAGCGCCAAGCCCGGCCTGTGCGGCTCCTGCCCACATTATTTCACCTTCCTTGGTTTGATCTCTTTAACTCTGGCGTACATCGAGCAGTCGTTGCCTTCGCTGTCGTACGCAGCGAGACATTCAGCTTCGGCCTTGAATCCGAGTGCACTTGCCCATTCATGGCCTTCTGGAAAATCGCATCGTACGGCGATTTCAATGCGGTTTATTTCGCAATCATTCAGCACGGCATTCACTACCCGAGTGATGTGCGGAATGAATTTCCGAACACGAGGAGCAAGAATTGCCCAGGCCTCTGCACGCCCTTGCCAGCGCGGAGTGACTCCGCCAACTCCGATAAGCCGGTCTTCGTCTTCACTGTAAATGGAATATGACCACGGAAGGCTCGCAATTCGCTCCGCATCCGACATCGAGATATCCCGCATAGCTCCCAAGGTCTCGGGCCTTTTCTCGATATCGAAGATATCCTTTGCTTCCAGCTTTCTAACCAGGATCATTGGTTATCCTGCACAGTCTGCTGAGGCATCACGCCTAAAATCATGAGGGGAAGCGGCTGATCCTGCCGGATGCAAATAGTGCCGTCTCTGTCGTAATCGCCTGCGATCGGCTGGTCGTCTGTGATGCCGCTTAAAAGCGGGACCGCCTGGCCCATGACGTCCGAAACTTTCCGGAACGTAAGCTGGGTTAGATTGTCGAAGCTCGAGCCGTGCTTGAACGCTGCGGTCTGATTTACGAGATAGCGGATATTGGACAACTTCCGCATTTTCCCCATGGAGGTGCCATTCTGAGATCCGGCCTCAATGCGCACGAGCTTTGCGTCGCTCGTAAAGCCATACCCAATCGCCACGACTGAACAAGGTTGAGAAATCGTAATCGAGCCGCCCGAGACGACGGTGTCTGGATATACGGCGCCATCGCCGAGAACCGATACCGTTTCACCCTCTAGGTAGCTAAGTCCTGAAATCGTCGAAGCCATAATGTAGGCGTCGAACGTTCCCGACATCGGGATTTCGGCAGAGGAGTCGATTGAATCAAGGGTAAAGTTGTCGGCGTCGACAACGGTAACTGACGACATCTTGTCTTCAAGATCCGTGAAAGAGAACACGTTCCGTAAGCGAACCTTTTTACCGGTGGTGAGGCCGTGAGCTGCTTTGTAGCAAGGCGCCGGAAGAGCTTTCCCGATCGAAACTCCCGAAACGACATTCGAATAGGTCGAGCCGCAATCGACGTGAAACCCGTCAAGCTGATCGACCGAGTCGTCGAAAGTCTTCTCCATGTACTCGACGTAGCGAACGGTGAGACCATTGATCTGCCGCTTTACGATCATCCAGAGGTCGCTCTTATCGCCCGCCGGCCCAGGGATGACCGCGATACTTTCCACAACGGGCTGGCCGTTACCTGGATACCCTTTTCCGCCGAGAATATGCTTGTGCCAGCCCGCGCGAACTTGATCGAGGTCTCGCGAGTAGGACATGCCGATCAGAGTACCGTCAGTACGGACGGCCCATACGATCGGGTTTGGCTCGTCTTGGTATGCGAGCTGGGTAATCCCGCCTTGGGTAATGTGGTAAGCGAGTTCGGATAGATTGGTTGAACGGAAACCGGCGACCTGAAAGAAATACGAAAGCTCGAAAATCTTCCGCGCGGCGAGCTGAATGAAAAGCGTAGCTTTCCCCGCCTGGATTGCCCGTGCGTACGAGGAGCCGTACGAGGTACTTTTCTTGATCGCTATGTTCGTCGCCGAAATCGCCTCATATGGATTCGAAGCTGTAAGCCAGAACTCTGCGCCGGCGGTGCCCATAAGAAGGCCTTGCTCATCGCTTGAGAACCATCTAATCGGATCGACGCCGCCTTCGTTGAGGTTCCCACCGAGGCCGGCGTCCGCGGGCACCGAGCCGTCGGGGTTCGTTTCGGAAAAATTCAAGTAGTCACTCGTCCGGGAACTGTCCCACCGCTGAGGAAAACCGGGTGTCCCGCCGAGAAAAAGTCTGTCTTGGTGAAACCCGAGAGCGCTCGGATAGCCTGGGTTTACGACGGTCGGGTTTGTTCCACTTGCATCGGTCGGCCCGAGTGAAGTTCCGCCGTAATACACTCCGCGCTGCCAAGTTGTGATTGACGTGGCGTTTGGAATCGTCGCGTTCATGAGTACGGAGACTTCAGCGGTCCCGAAGTAGCTTCCGGCTGACGAAGTGGGTTGAATAACGCCCGTGACCCAGGTCGCACCGTAAAGAAGACGGATGAGCCTACCGCCATCTCCAGTATACCCGAGAGCCGAGTGCTCATTAACGAAAGGCGAGGGGTTCATAAAGTCCCCCGCCTTATCGTTTGCAGAGCCCGTAAAAACGAGACACTGGAAAGTGACCGCATCGATGATCTTCGTAACAAGGTACGGGCCGTAAAGTACGCTCGTCGTATGGTTTTTAAAAATGAGGGGTAGGCCAACGTAAAAGCCGTTTGCCGCGGTCGTAGTGATCTGACTACCAAGTCCCGCGCCGAGGCTTGTGTTCGTCGCGATCGTAAACTGAGGATTTGCAGTCAGAACCATCTGATACTGATTGCCGACTTGGGTAGGGCCAGAAGTGACAACGAGCGGGTAGCCGGGGGTTTCGGGATCCAGAAATGGGCCGTCGTAAAGTGTTGCGATCGTCGCGGTCCAGCTTGTACTCGCCAGGCGCTTAATTAAATACGGCGGATAGTTCGGGTGAACCATGTAAAGCACGTCGGCGCTCTGAGTCCAGGCGAGTAGCGCGAGATCGGCCGAACTCCACGGCGTAACGAGTTCAAATGCAACTCCGGGACTCGTTTCCACGAGCCCATAGTTCACGTACACCCGCATGTAGTAGTTTCCGAACTCAAGCATGTACGCCTGGCTCTGCGAAAATACGAACGGTACAAGGATCGTTTTGAAAAACGAATCCTTTACCTCGTTCACGTACCTCGTGCCGGATCGACGCGAGAAAGGGCCCTGATTCGTAGGGATGAAATTCTTACACGTCGCAAGCGCGCTTTTGTACCGGGGGGAATCTACTCTGCCCAGAAGCTCGGGGCTTACTTCTCCCGTGCTAAAATCACCTTGGTAGGGTGATACGCGGGCCATCTATTGCCTCACCGTTTCCCAGAAGTCTGGGGCCGAGAAGCTAGGACGATTTTGGATCGCGTTGGCCTTTTTCGCTTCGGCAATCGCCGTTTTGAAATCGTCCTTCAAGTCTTGCTTCTTTACGTTCGACTCGGTGAGCTCGACGACCATGTCGATCGCCATCATACTCGCGATGGCGTTGAACAGAAGCGGATCCATTTGGTTAACGTCCGTGATGTCGGCGACATACCGGAGCGGAATTGGAGGCTCCTGATTCGAGACGATCGAACGCCCTTCGATTTGATAATCGAAGATCTCTGAGTTCATGAGCGGGTCGAGATTCAGGAGGCGCAGAAAATCGGACGGGAGCGGAAATGCGTTTTGCCTCCCGAACGTAGGCGCGTTCGCGTCCACCGCAAGCTGCACGCGTTTGATTGCGCAGTTCCATGGGTGTCCCTGTAGAACGGCTCTACGAGCCGTATCGTACGATTTATTGCAGGCATCGGCTTTCGGGGAGCTATCCGACGGCGAAGTGATTTCGCTTAGGCCGAGCTTCTGGAGGGCCCGGTTGTATAGATCGGTTTGGCTCGCCACAAAGTCTCCACTTAATACGTGTACGAAACAGTAACTAAGTCAGCGTAAACTCCAGCCGGAGTTCCGCCCGAACTGAATAGCCGGTACTGGCCCGCGGGAAGATCGTAATCGGTTTTTCCATTGGCAGTCAGCGTAGCGATATCGATCGCCGTCACTCCGTCTTGACCCAGAAGTTGAAGCTTCGTCGTCGTTGCAAACGTAGTGGCCAGCAGAACTAAGCAAGACCGTCCGCCGGCGTGGGGAACCCAGTTGCCGGTAGTGGAGCCATTTTTCATGAGAGTAAAAGCTTGGGAAGCCATCGATTACTCCTCAGTTAGGCGGGAAATTGTCTTTAAGAATCTGGTTCGTGATTTCTTCGAGCTTGAGGAGCACTTGCTCTTTTTCAGTGAAGACGGTGAGGTCGTAGTTCACTTCGATATCTTTGCCTGGGCTTGCGGTGCCGGTGACGATATCGAACTCCGTCTGGCCTTTATTCGTTCCAATGTACTGACGTGCCATTTAGCTCTCCTTCAAAAAGGAGGGCGAAAGAGTTTCCTCTCCCGCCCCCCATACTCAATTACTGCGTGTACTGGATTTCGACCGCGACCGAGCCCGAGCCATCGGCTGCGCCGGAAAGCGTGAGAACCACGTCGTAGTGCGTACCTGGATCCGAAGCGAGGCCGAGAAGTTCCCAGACCCGCTTTTCCATGGTGGCGACCGTGATAATGTTCCCAAGGAGGCATTCCGTCTTGGTGATCGGACCCGCGTTAAGAACGACGCCGGCCTTGAAGAACTGGGACGAAACGGCAGCGCCACCCGCTTGGGTGGATTGATACAGACCGAAGTCTGCTGCCGTGGTCGTTCCGAGATCCGGCGACGAGATCAGCGCGCTCGAGACAACCGCGTTGCTCGGGATCGAGCAGGCGATGTATTTCGAAGCGACGGAATCTCCGCTAGCGATCGAGACGACGCCAATGGCTTTCCGAAGGTCTGCTTTCGTAATCGCACCGTTGTTAAGAACCGAAGGACTTGCATCCCGGTTAGTAATGGCGGCGGACTTGGTAGTAACAACACTCATGTTTCATTCTCCTTTTCAGCGAGCGATTAAGCGCACCAGATTTTAACGACTTTTTTCTCTTCAAGGCGCGTCGCTCCGAACGATCCCTTGGCGTAAACCTGCCAAGGCAAGGACGTGATGTCCTTACGTTGAGAAACGTCGGTGTTGATCTCGTTCCAGAGACCGAGATACATGCCGGACTTAGCGTAGGCAGGGATTGCATACGAAGTGCCCGACTGGTCATCCGTCCCTTGCGAGAGGAGTTCCGAGTGGATGAAATTGAAGCCCATGAAGCTCATGATCTTGCCGTCAACGAGGGCTGGCTTCGAGTTGTAGTCAGCCGAGATGACTTGAGCTTCCGCGAGCAGATTGTCCGCTTGCTTGGCCGTAATCACGCAGTAGAGTGGATCGGTGTCGAGATCCACTTCGTTTTGCATGAGGATCTTCTTCGCTTGGCGAAGCTTCGCAACGGTGAGGCCGCTGGAAGAGGTAGAACCTTGCTTAACCGACACGACTTGGTTCGTGGAGTCGAACGAGGTGACGGCCGTTCCGGTAGTGCCGGTGGAGGCGTTACCGAAATAGGCGTTGATGATTTCCATGTCCATCGCGCGGTTCATCGCGGCGCCCGCGTTTTGAACGTACGAGGATTTCGGGTCCGTAATCAAACGAAGCATATCGAACGAGTCGATCATTTGTGGAAGTTCGTAATCGTTCGGCGAAACCCAGCGGCGGGAGAGAGGAGCATCCACTCGGCCCATTGGAGAAAACCGGGAAGTCACTTTCAGCGCGGAGATTGCGCCGATTTGATCGACTGGGCTCGCTTGAGCTCCGACGTGGGAGCCGGAGGTGACGGCGCCGCGAAGACGCGACTCCATCTGTTGAAGGAGAAGCTTGATATTGGTCGCGTACTGTTGAACGTAAAAACTAGGTAAATTTGCAGACATTGCTGCCTCCGAAAATGGTTTAAAGACCGTTTTTCGAAAGGCTTGTCTGAGTTACCAGGGCCGTTTCATGCCCAATGCCAGGGCGGGCTGCGGACTTTCCCGCGTGTCGTTCCGGCTCAGGAGAGAATGTCTGAGTTCCCGGACTTTTTACCGATGATGACCGCCTTCTTATCGGCTTTGACCGTCGGTGCGTTTGAAACCGTTTCCGGTTCAACGTTCTCTAAAATAAATTTTTCGTACGTTTTCGCTTCTGACAGAACTTCTTCAAGGCCTTGGCCTCTACGAACGACTAGCTGAAGACATGCTAAACGGAGCGACTTACTATCCAACGTGTTACCAGATTCGCAACTAGTATACATTTCGTCAACTCCAAAAAAGACTTGAGTCTAATTACGGCTGCTCTGGGTAAGCCATGCGGTGCAGACGGTCCATTTCAGCCTTTGCGGAGGCATCCCCCGAAAGGTAGCGCTTACCGAATCCTGGATCGCTCCGGAGCTCCGTAATCTTCGCTTGGGCCTGGCCTGGGGTCATCGCTGAGAATCCGTTATCGCCGCCGCCGACGAACGTGTCTTCACCGGTTTTAGATCCAATACCGTGAAAGAGCTTAATCGTCTTTTCGTACCCGATCGCCCGCTCGATTGAGTCGATCGTGTTGGAGTCGACTCCCGCAAGGCGAGCTCCCCTAGCGGCAACTTTTTGATTCTGATCGTGGGCCATTCCCCATTCTTTTTTAAGCGCTGCCTGTCCTTCGACTGTTTTCGCAGTCTGAGCGTCGGCCTGGGCCTTTTGCATTTGAGTCGCAAACTCTCCGTACTTTGCCATGAGGGCCTGGCCCTGCTTGGTAGAAAGTCCGGCTTCATAGAAGTTTTGCTGTGCCCAGTTCGTGAAATCGCCGTTATCGCCTTCTGGGGCTTTGAATCCGTACCCGTCCGGCTTATCCGGGCGTCCTAAACGCCCATAGACCTCTCCCATGGCTTGAGCGTCGTCTAAGCTCTCCGGAAGCTTCACGAGGCGGCTCGCGGGCACGCCTTGAAGCTTCTCGAGGTTTCGGTAGCTTCCAACGACGGTCGCCGGATCCTTGAAACCTTTAAGCTGAACCCAGCCGCGGGTTTCTTCGTCCAGACCCGAAGTCCAGTCGGACGGCTGCGCTGCCGTTGCTCCCGTTCCACCGGTCGAAGGAACCGACTGCGGAGAGGAAGTCGTCAATCCGGGGGAGCCGCTCGCCGGGGCTGAAGTCGTAGTAGGTGCGGCGGCTGCTGGGGCGGAACTCATTGGCTGTGCTTCGGGGGTCATTCAAGATCCTTTCGTCCGTAAATCGCCCACAGTTGCTCTTCACTGAGCTTCAGATGGGTTGTGATTCGTAAGAAAACTTCACGGCGTCCTTCCAGAACGGCATGAAGTCTCGGGTCAGCGTGAAACGTAGTTTGGTTTGCGCGGCAGAACTTCGCGAGGTCCGCAAGCACACGCTGGGCTGCGCGGTTCTCTGCCTGAAAAGTCGTAAGGTAGGCGCGCTGGCGCCCGTTGATGAAATCTCTAAGCCGCTCGAGAACGGTCATCCGTTAGCTCCGCCGTATCCGGGCCTTTGCATTGCGCCCGATTTCGCGATGGCCGCTGCGGCTGGACCAGCTTGAATAAGTTTTTGCTCTTGAGCGTTCTGTGCTCTGTTCGCTCGGATCTGTGCAACGGCGTCTGGGTCTCTAAAGAATCGTTCTGGTACGCCTTGGATCCGAGCGAGCTCTGGAATCGCGACGTCGAAGTCAAAGAAATCGAGTGCGCTTTGATCTTGCGTGACGTTCACCACTTGAAGAGCGGTTTCTAAAGCGCGCGCCAGGCCCGACGCTTCTTCAGCTTTCTGCGCCCGGGTGAGCGGGGAATCGTACACGACTTGATACTCGCCCTTTGCTTCCCTGAGAAGGGGAGGCATTGGAGGTAGAAGGCCTTGCTGAGAAAGGACATCGATCTCGCGGTCAATGAGTGGTCCCAGGTATTCCGATTCTTGGCGCCCCAGAGTAGGGGAAATCAAGATCCCTTTCTCTTTCGCGCGCTCGAGAACTTCGGTCGCGGTCATCTGAGGCGTTTCGAGAAGAATTTGGAAAAGATTTACGAGGAATGCGTCGTTAATGATCGCGCGCTCTTCGTCCATCATCTCTTTGCCGATTTGAACGCTACCCACTGGTAGCGCCTGAATCATCGCCCGACCTTCAGCCGAAATACCGCCGGGGTTGATCGCGCCGGGCATTAGCGAGAATCCATCGAGGATCCCGTCATCGTGCGCTAACAATACCGGGTCAACCGCGCGGTGGCCCTGTTTAAGCATGATTTTCTTTTGCTCATTTAGCGTCTTAATCGCTGGCAGAACTTCCATGGCGGGCGATCTGCCGTAAACTTCGTACTCTGCCTGCTCATAGCGCGAGATTGCGAATGGAAACTTAGGAAAGCCGCCTTCGGAAAGGAGAACTTTGCCATCGATCGAAACGTAATAGGAAACAAAGGGCATTCCTTTGTAATCGAAACGGTTCGGGTCGTAGTCGTCCGTGCGCGGGCTTACGTGATGGATGAAACGGAACTCCCGGTCTGGATTCGTATCCAACGCGCCCAGAATCGTTTCCGGAAGTTTATCGCCCCACTTCTGATACGCCTGGCGGGCAGTCATCGGAAAATTACGGACGCCCTTATCAACGTGACCCTGATGGTTCTCGTCGATGTAGATCTGGCCAAGGTGAATGTTCTTGTACCGGATACCTTTGTTGCCGACTAACTGATCGACGAACATCGCCGCCGTACCGTATCTCCCAATCGACTTGTACTGTTTTTGGTTCTGCGACTGAAAGTTCGCTTCGGGCGAGTACCGGTATTTGAAAAGGATGTCGGTGACGTTTTCAAAGTACTCCGCGACGTCATGGTTCTTCATGAGGTCTTTGTTATTCACGGCGAGTCGGTGCCACTGAGCATTCCGAGGCGTTAAAAGGGAATCTAAGATTGCGCCAAACTTATTCATCGCCGAAACAGCCGTAGAGTCTAAAATCTGCGACGTCTGCTTTTGGCCGGGCCAGATCGGAACTTGATTCGCTGAGAATTGCTGAGTTCCGGAAGGATCGGTTCGTTCCGCGATCTCCCTCCACTGGGTTTCGAAGTTCGTGCGCTTTCCAGCGAGCCGCTCGTAGTCTCGGATCACATAATCTACGATGTCTTCTGCCGAGCGCCCGGATTTCACTTTCGTATTCGGGTTGGCAGAATCCATAGATTACGATCCCAGGAGAGTTTGTTTAGCGGTAAGGGGAGCGCTGCCCACACCACTACCAGAGGTAAGAATCGTCGAAGCCCGGCCTTGGGCCCGCCGCTGTTCGGCTTCCGCTTCAGAAAGAGCCGCCGCGGAGTTACCCGGCGTCGGTGTGTCCGTAAGCGCCGGAGGATTTCCGGGATTTGGGGCTGCGGCTTTCGCAGCGGCACGAAACGCGCCGCCTGGATCGCCCGCGCCTTCGGTTAAAATATCGGTGTACTTCGTGGCACCCGGCGAAAGGAATTTATGGGCAAGGGCCTGCGAGGGGTTCAAAACCGTCTGGGCCCAGCCAGGCAAATTTTTTGTGAGAGGACCATTTCCCGACATATCTACGATACTGTCAATTGATATACACTTTGTAAACTACTTTACACGATACGGATCTTCTGAGCCTCCGAAGAAATCGTAGTCCATTCCGGTCGCGACTTTATTTTGACGTGAGCCGCGGGAAGCTTTCTGCTGTTTTGAGGCGACTTTTACCGCGAAAGTGCACGCAAGTGCATCCCCGTGGTCGGGCGAAGCTAGGCCCCTTCGCTTCATTTCTTCCTTCGACTCGAGAATGAGTTTGTCCGATCCTTTTTGAAACCGGTACTCCGGTCCCGCCAAGTCGTCACACAGGAATGGATCGCGGTCGATGCACCCGCCGCCCAGCCAATCCCGAACTTTAGCCCACATATAAGTTCTTAGATTGGACCACTCGGGCTCGGGACTGGATCCGCCAAACCAAACCTCATGAACTTTGTAGTTCATATGCCTGAGAGCATCGATGATTCCGGTGCCATTGCCCGCATCGATACAGATCGCATCCGGATCATACTTCTCCGCAAGCTCCGCGACCTTGTTCGCGACTTGCATATTATCCGCGCCCTTCATTTTCACGAAAGGGATCGAACGTGCATCGCGGCCTTGGCGAAAACGAATGATCGTGGCGTCGTCGCCGTACCTCGCCGGGTCGACGCCCATGATGAGAGGTGCCCAGGTATCCGGAATGAGTTCGCGTTCTATGGCCTGCGAGATGAGTTCGCGGTTGATGAACTGCGAGTCGCCTTGGCGCGGAAACTCGCCTTTTACTTCGATCCGCGCTTCGTCCGAGTCTTCGCCGTACTTCTCGACGATGTCGTTAAGGACCTTCTTATCCGTTCCCTCCACTTTGCGCGAATCGAGGTGCCGCCGGTTCCAGTAGTCTCTGAACCGGTGGAAGCATTCGAAGAACTCTCCGGTGTTTCGCCGGGGATTGGAAAAGACAAAGTGATACCGGTCCAGAATAGGCTCGGTGAAAAACCCTTCCGAGACTTTCCAGATAGGAGCGGGGATACCTGACGCTTCATCGAATATAAGTAAGATGCCATTGTGATTGTGAACTCCGGCGAACGCGTCCGGATTCTCCTCCGACCATAATTGCGCTTGGCTGTAATAGTATCCGGTGTCGATACCGAGTTGTTTCTTGAGTAAAGCTTCGAACCATTCCGCCGGTTTGAGAGACATCGCGGTCTTTTCGAACCAGTGAGAGTTTAAAGATGACGTGTGCCACTTGCCTAATTCGGCCCAGGTTCTCGTCTTAAGCTGAGATTCGTTGTTTGCCGTGTTGATGCACGTTGCGCCGAGACGTGTAGACATCATCCACATATTGAGCCACGCGACTAAAGAAGACTTTCCGGTGCCACGACCAGAAGTCGTTGCGGATTTATATACCTCGGGAGGCTTGCCCTGGCTCATCAGGTTCTTGTTCGTGGCGATGTGAAGGCGGATCTGCTCGAGTTCGTCACGTTGCCAGCCACGGGGTCCGGCGTGGTGCTCGAGAGGAGTGCCGCGTTTTCCCCAGGGGAATACGAAAAGGACGAAGCGGAGAGGATCGTCCTTCAAGGCGAAGATCTCTGTCATGAGCTTTTGATCGTCTGCGGCCGAGTAGGGGGAAATTATTTTGGACAACTAGTTCACCTTCTCGTCAATCTTCAGTCGGAGTTGATTTAAAAAAAATATTTCAAAAAATTAAACGGAATGTCCGTGCCACTAACTGTATAGGGATCCCATTCCCTGATCCCGGGGGTACCCCACGGCTATACCCCCCCGTTGTCGGAATGCTTTGTGGATCCGGCGTTCACTTGAGGAGCTCCGCGAACGGGTCAACTGATTCATTCAATTCAGACTGCGCTACAGGTTTGGAACCTGTTGATCGATCCGTATCAATCGCTGATATATCAGTCACTTCAGACTGAATGAATTTCTCCGGCCTACTTAGGGCCAACGTCCTTGCAGCTGCAGCCTCTAGTGCATCGGTTATAGACGCGGTGGCGGTTACAGTTACGTCGAGTTTATCGCCGTAAACGGAAGGTCTTATCTTACTCGCCGTCCATTGCCTCGCTTGAATCATGTTCCGCGCGCGGTTTGGATCAATTGACTCATTGTCTGCAATTGGAAGGATTTCTTCGACGTATAAGTCAGCTTGAGCCTGGCGCGCGCATGCGTAATCGTCCGCCGATTTTAGATTATGAGAAATGAATTTATAGAATGTACTTCGTACAACTCCGTGTTTTTCCAAGCTTCGTGTCAGGCTAAGTCCGTCATAAATGTCGCGGAGTATAGCTTCGAACTTAAGCGGATCAATAGGCATTCACTCAATTTAGTGCACCGCTTAAAATAATTCAAATAGTAGTTGTGCATTAGTCACTATTTATGTATACATATATACATAACCGGTCGAACTAGACCCCTAACGAAGGAAAAACGCAATGAAGTACTTAATCCTCGCCTTGATCACCGTCTCCGCGAACGCCGCTGAATACCGTTCCTATTATGTGGTGAACGGTAAACAGACCGAAACGAGCGAAGCTTTGATCCGCGCGCTGAAAGGCGAAGAAGTCGTTAAATGCCAAACGGTCGAAGCGAAACCAAATAAGAGCGGTTCTTCGATCGCGCTCCACAACGTGAAGAAACCGAAGGCGAACTAAATGCTTTTCCTCTTGATGCTACTCGCTTCGAGCGCATTCGCTCACGACTCGACGGAATACGACCTATGTATCGACGACGCGAAATGGGAAAATTTCGCGCGAATGGAAGACACGACTAACGACGTGATCATTTCCTTCGACGCCGAGAATTTCCAGGTCGCTGGCGCATGGACGAATTGCCAGGTCAACTTCGTTCGAAATCCTGATCCCATCTTTTTCTCCGAAGAAGTGTGTGGCGGATTCTATGAGGACGACGACAACTATATTTAAGTCGAAACGCCTCCAGTGAAAGGGGAGGCGTCTTAGGGTTTTGCCCTAACTGAAGAGACTAAATAACTCGCTATTACAGGAGATAGAAAATGAGCACTAGAGCCACAATCATAATTCAAGATTCCGATTCGAAAGCGATCTTTTACCGCCATTCAGATGGATACCCGAAACTTTGTGGGGCGGAATTAGTTCGCTTTGTTCAAGGCTACTATTCGGGAGCGATGCGGAAAAACGTATTCCAGTCGTCCGGATGGCTAATCGTTGCGGGCCACAAGGAATATCTCGATCCGGCCGAAGGCGGATCCGGAAAGTTCACGGGCGTCGCCACGATGGAAGACCGTTACGGCGGATGGAAAGTAGGCGCGTACGAAATTGCGGATTCAATCGGTATGGGCGAAGAGTTCGTTTACATAATCGACTTGGAAAAATGCACGCTCACTTGCCGCATACCTAATTCCGCTTACTGGGATAAGCCAACGCTGAAAAACACGACGGCTTGTAAAGAATTTCCAACAGTGTCGTTCGCTCGTCTCGAGGTGGTCGCATGAGCACATCGAAACTCGAAGCAAAGCAGCGAATCGAAAAAGCGTTAGGCGATATTGAACGGGCGCAAAATCACCTTCTAAATGCATGTGAATCGCTATCCCGCATAAATGGGGCGTGCGACGAATGGGAACGCATCGGCAAAGTGTACGACACGGTCAAAGCGTCATGGTACGTCGTCCGAAATTTAAGTTTTAATGATAGCCTTGATCTCGATAGCGACGCAAAGCGGACCTTCGAAGCGCGAAAGAGCGGCGCGAGATGACCGGAGCAGTAAAATGGTGAAATGGCGGGTCCTAGAGAATCGAATAAGCACTAACCGCCCAAACGATACCCGCCCAAACCGCCCATCCCACGATTACAAACCCCGAAGCGCAAAGAGCCCAAACGCCTAACATCTTAAGGTACCTCATAGACGCTGTTCGACCACTTGCCTAATGGCGTCTTTCGTTTCCTGCTCGTCGATCCGGTCCATCGAAAGAACCGGTCCGGTACCTTGAAAAGCCTGGTGATGGGAATACTTCCGGACCTGCTCAGCAAGCGCCGCCCGATCGCCACGGCATTTCGCAACCGCCGCGTCCGCAACCGTCTCCGGACTTTCCGCCGAGGCTCGGTAACTTACGACTGCCCGCACTATGCATTCGTGGTAAGCGGCGCGTAAGTCCTGCTCCTTCCGGAGCTGCCTCCCCGCACACCCGCTTGCAGCGGAAACGAGCATGGCCAGGGCGAGAATATGTACCGGAGTTCTCCGGGTACAAAAAGTCAAAAGGCACACATCCGGTACACACTTAAGATCTTGAATTTCTTTCAATATTCTCATTTGTACCCTTTGTACCTTTTATTATTA